CGCACCAGGTGAACCATCGGATCTACTAGCCGACACCGGTATCAAGGCGAGAGTTGTGCTTCTTCGCCAGGAACCCCAGGAATTAAAATACCTCAAATCACCTGGTTGAAATGAGGGGTTGCACTTACCAGTACTCACAACCGCGAGCCAAATACTCAGCTCGACGGTCGCACTGACTCTTGTTCCAATTAACCATAAAGTGTCTTTTGGGATCAACCCTTTGAGCAGCTTCGTGAAAATCAGACCTCCAAAAATCCCAGTCTTCCTTTGTATGCACACTCAACTCATCAAGAAAACCCTCCACCTTTACACGGAAAAGCTCACCATCGACATCTTTCTTCTTGGCCCATTGGATGTTTTGCGTGATCGTATCGAGGGTCAACCTCATATACAGAACACCATCTTCTAAAGCCACCTTCCTCTTCAAGAATGAAACGTCAAAAACTGTGCGATGCGACTCGTTGAACTCAGCATTCTTCTCTTCATCGGTATAGACCATGCCCATCTCGGCCATAGCTTTTGTCATCGATGCGTACGTAATAGTAGCGGTGCCGTACGAAAGCAACTTCTGAGTGTCAACCTTCCACACATTGTCATCACCATAACATATATATTCAACAACACGCTCCTCATACATCTTCTTCAACATTTTTCGTGCCGAGACGAAATCTTCAGCGCCAAGAGAACGAGCAACTCCATAACGCAAAATGATATTATTACAAATGGTGTTCAAAATTGTTGTGATTGGGTTTCCAGACGGGTTAGAGTTGTCCCACTCTATGAGACAGTCTTTATATTGAATGAAAGGTTTTGTAAACGAATAAAAGATATTTTTTTGCAATTTTAAGATCTTCTTCAGACAAAAGATGGCCAAAGTTGACCTCGTAAACAGCCCAAACTTTGTCAACAGCGTAAGACGGGAGATTCTTATCGAAACTCGAATGATCCCCTGCATACACGTTAACATCGAGAGAACCATTACCTAGTTTTTCAACAAATGACTTCAATTCAAATTGATCTGCAACGTTGATA